ACCAGCACCGAGCAGTCCCGGCTGAATGAGCCGTCGAACGCTAGGACGACGTCGGCCTGGTCGGCGATGGACCGGGTCGCGTCGGTGCAGGCAGCCCACGCCCCATCGGGCAGCCAGGCGTCATCGTGGGCCACCCATTGCCCAAGCCGGTAGCGGCGGTAGGCGTTCTCTCTCATCTTGGGCGGCAACGTGGCCCGCAAGGCATCACGGTGCAAGAAGTCATCCAACGCCGGGTTGGCGACCGCCCAAGCGGCTTCGTCGTCGACCGGGCAACCGGCCGGGGCGGCGAACTCGGCAAAGTAGAACGACGGGTCGCCGCCCTCGCGGCCGTGGTCGACCAGCCGGCGCATGACGCAATCGTCCTGGCCCGTCTTGGGCGGGGTCGAGATGGCCAGCAGCAGCGAACGGTCACGCTTGCCGGCGCGGGCGGCCATGGCTTCGAAGGTGTCGTCGGTGACGACGTGGAGCTCGTCGACCAGGGCCATGGATGGGTCCCAGCCCTGCAGGCTGCCCGGGTCGGCGGGTAGGGCCATGAACGTCGAATCGGTGCGGGGCTCGTGCAGCCGGTCGGCGTAGATGTGAACCCGGTCGGCCAGGTCGCGGTCGAGCTCGACCATGCGGCGGGCGGTGTTGAAGATGATGCGGGCTTGCCGCTCGTCGGACGCGACGACCAGGACCTGCGCGCCTTCGACCCCATCGGCCAGCAGCCCATACAGCCCCATGGCGGCCGCCAGCGTGCTCTTACCGTTCCCGGCGGGGATGCTGACGAGCCCCTGACGCGGCCGCGGCTCGTCGAGCACCCCACGGACGATTTCACGCTGCCATCCACGCAGCTTCAGCCGTCGTCGGGCGCCGGTCCCCTTGGGAACGGTGATGTACCGCTCGCAGAACGCGATACAGCGGGCGCCCCCACGCTTAGGCAGCCTGCGCAGGTCCAACGGCGGGGCGCTCAGGACCCCCTTCGGACCCGCCCTCATGCGACCGCCGGGCCCTCATCTTCCGTGGCCAGCGGAGCGGCCGCGGAGTGAGTCGCCAACTTCGGCGGGCGCGGGGTCGCGGACTGTGCTCGCATGGGGGAAACGCGCTGGTCAGAGAGTTGGTCGAGTGCACGTCGTGCTAGGTGGGCGGAGCGTGCGGCGTTGCAGGACCTGCACCTGACGACCAGTTTCCCATCGGGTCGGCCGCCCTTGGCTACCTCGCGGACGTGGTCTGCGCACAGGTCGGCTGACTGGTGGGCTGGCTGCCCTGCCCATCCTGGGCACCAGTCGCCCACCATGGCCCGGTGGTCGGCCACTACCCGACGTCTGCGTTCCCGTTCGCGTGCGTCGTTGTACAGGTCGGGTCGACGTGCGCGCTTGGCGCGCTGGTGGTCACGCTCACAGTCGGTGCAGCGTGGCTTGCCACGCACCGACCGACCGCAGCCGACGCAGTTGCGCAGCAGGGTGCGGGTCATCGTGGCTTGCGCTTGCGGCGTTGGACCAGGTCGCGCTTGCACTTTTCGCAGCGGTCGCCGGGTCCGACGAAGTGGCTATGGCACTTGACGCAGGTGCCTTGCTTGACGCCGACGCCGACGTTCATCGCGTGCTTACCCATGGCGGAGCCTGGCCAGGGTGAGCAGGGCGGGGGTGTGGCATGCCGCTCCCGACGAACGGACGCCGACCACCCCGGCCCCTTCGTAGGCCGGTACCCGGACGACGGCGACGTGGTCCAGGGCGGCCCTGGTCCTGGTGACCCTGGTCCGGTCAGCGGACCAGCGCGACCCACCTGGTACCTCGGCGAACCCGATGGACAGGCCGAGTGGTACGCCGTCGCGGGCCAGGGCCAGGACCTCGTTGCCGGCGGTGGTGTCTGAGACGTACCAGCTGCCCCACGCCGCATCGGCCCTGTCTTCCAGGTCAAGGGTCTTGCCGATGGGTAGCGTGCCGGCGTCCCTGGGGTGCAGGGCGGTCAAGGGGACCTGGTCCAGGTTGGTCCCGGCGAGGGCGCCACGTTGGAACGTTTCGGTGACGAGCCGGCCCCGGTCGACGACTTGGGCGGGGACACCCCAGGGAAGTAGGGCGCCGACCAGGGTGCGGCCGTCCCCCCCGTCCCGCAGGTGCAGGGCGGTGGTGGTCTGGCGGGTGTGCAGCTGCTGGGTCATGCGATGCCACCTCCGGAACTGGCCTCCGGAAGTGGCCCGCGGTCCTCGAGCTCCCGGACTTCGTTGACGGTCAGGAATCCGCTGCGAGTGCGATGGCGTGGGCTTCGTACCTGGTTTTCAGGTCGGCGCGGACCATGCCGCCGGCGTTGAACCGAACCCGTTGGGTTGCTGGTAGCAGCGCCGAGATGGCGTTCTCGAGCCGGACTAGCCAGGGGCGGATGGTGTAGGTGAGCAGGTCGGCCGAGCGCATCTCGGGCGACGAGTAGGCCTCGTGGCCGGCGGTGGTCCCGGCGACCATCTCCGGGGGCACGCCGTAGATCCTCGCCACGGCGTTGACGTTGGCGTCGATGGTGGCCAGGAACTGGCTTTCTTCGGGTGGGATGGTGATGGGCTGGAACTTGGCGCCGTTGCCGAGCACGGCGATGCCACGCTTGCCGCCGTGGCGGGCCTCCCACCGTTCCTTGATTTCCTGGGCCCGGCCCGGCTTAATGTCCTGGTCGGTGGTAATGAGCCCGCCCGGTATGCCGTTGTCGCCGAACCACTTGGCGCCGTACCGTTCGGCGGCCAGCCCGACGCCTAGGGTCTGCCGGGCGTACTCAACCGGGCTCATGCCGAGCACGGCGCCGGGGGCGCAATAGGCCTTCACATGCCAGATGGAGGCAGGGTCGACGAGCTGGCCATCGACGCGGTATTCGACGGTGCCGTTCGCGGCGACCCCGACGCGGTTGGGGTCCAGGAGCTCAACCTGGGCGGGGAGTAGGCCGGCGCCGGAGCGGTCGACAATCTGCCCGTAGGAGTTGCCGCGGGTGAGCAGGCCGACCATGACGCTGTACGTCCAGTCGTTCAGGGTCATCCCAGCGGCCGGCATCCGCAGCAGCGGCGGCAGCTCGGGCAGCGGGTCACGTTCGCCGCGGCGGTAGACGTCCACGGGCAGGGTCGAGACGCAGTCGGCCAGCAACCGCACACATGCCCAGACGGCGCTATGGCGTAGGGCCTGGTCGGGGGTGACTGACACGCCGGCATAGGTGCTGGCGACCGGCATGTCGCCGATGTTGAACAGCGCCCGGTCATGGCGCGTCCAGGGCCACTGCCAGGGCATCGTGCCTGCTCAGGTGGTGTTGACGAAGGTCTTGACGGCGTTGGTGTCGATGAGGGCGCCGTCGAGGCGGAGGATGCAGCGGAAGGCCACCAGGTCGTTCTGGAATCGGAACTCGTCCGACCGCTCGAAGCGGATGCCGTTGACGATGCGGACGAAGTAGCGGTCCATGGCGCCGAAGGCGATGCTCTCGGCGGTGTTGGCCATCGCCGGCATGAACGGGTCGACGAAGACGGGATACCCCAGGATGCTGCGCCGGTCGGTCAGGCCGTTGACGGGCTGGCCGGTGGTGTCCCGGAGCTTGCGGACGATGACGTTGCTGGCGTTGCGCATGATGAACGCCGCGCTGTCGGACTCCGCGTAGGGCTCGGCCACCGACCCGACGAGCGACCAGAGCGCGTCGGTGCCCTGGTTCAGGGTGCCCTGGGTGCCCAGCGTGGTGCCGGTCCCGGTGGGGCCGGTCACGCCGGTGGCGGCGTCGAGCAGGAGCCCGCGGGGTTCGGTGGTCCCGGCGCCGTTGATGAGCGCGTTGCCGTAGCCGTTGGTGCCCAGCCCCAGCGATAGGGCGGCTTGGCGGGCCAGGAAGTCCAAGAGATTCGTCGGCGAGTCGTTCGCCAGCTCCTGGCTGACCTCGAAGTAGTTGGCGTACTTGAACGCCTTCAGCGTGACCGTGCCCAGCGTCGGGTCGCTCTCGGTGATACTGCCGGCCTCAGCGATCAGGTTGGTGGTCACGAACCCCGTCGACTTGGGGACGACCAGGTCCTCGCCCGTGTCGGTGGTCACGACGGTGGCGCCGGCCCGCATCAGGCTGCTGGTCTCGACCAGGTGCTGGACGATGCGGCCGTACACGTCGACGCCCAGGGCCTGGGTCGCGGTCGTCTTCAGGGTGTCCCGGGTGTGCAGCCGGACCCTGCCCGACCGGCCCATCACGGGCTCGGGCACGTCGGCGGGCCACTCGTCATCCAGTTGGCTGGCGAAGATTTCGATGGGCGCCGGGTTCTTCGAGAAGATGGCCGAGCGGAACTGGCGGGCGGTCTCGGCGGCCTCGCGGGTCAGGGTCGGCCCGCGGCCGCGGGTGGCCATCGCGCGCACTTCGGTGAGCTGCTTGGCGTGCTCCCGCTCGATGGCGTCGTTCGCTTCCCGCTCGGCCACGACCTGGGCCTGATAGGTCGCGAGCTCGTCGGGGCCTAGGTCCCTGCTCTCGGCCGCTGCGCGGGTCAGGATTTCGTCGGCGGTGGTGCGGGCCGTGGTGCGCTGGTCGCGCAGCTGGTCGAGCAGGTCGGGCATCGGCAAACCTCATTGGCGGCGGCCAGGCCGGCGGCCCGGGCTCGAGACGTATCGTAAGCCGATACATCGCCGGTAGTCCAACCTGCGTAGCCGGGGGCTAGTTCGGGCTCTGCCAGGGGCTGGGGATGCCCTCGGGATGGCAGGCGCGGCGCAGCTCGGCCCGGCTGCAGATGAACAGCAGGGTCCCGGTGATGGCCACGCCGACCACGCGGCGGTCGCCGCTGATATGGACGTTGCCCTCGGCGGCGGTGTTGTCCAGCAGCTCGGCGGCTTCGTCTTCGCTGACACCCAACCGCTCGACGATGGTGTCGATGGCGCCGGCGCACAGGGCCTGGCGTTCCCGGTCGGTGAGCCCGGACGGCCAGCCGATGGCCGTGGTGACGAACTCGCTTTCGCCGCCGAGCAGGGGGTGCGCTGGCGGGCGGTGGCCTTCCTCAGTCATCGGTTCATCTCCCCATCGTCGAGCCGTAGCCCGGTGTGCAGGTCAAGCGCCCGGCTCTCAAGCTGCGTCCAGGCCGGCTCTAGGTCGGGGCAGCGGTCGGACCACTGGTAAACGACGTCGACGAGCTCGTCGAGGGTGTCGCGGATCTGTTGGCGCATCGCAGGCCAGCCCTCCGGCTGGTACGGCGCCATGCCTGCGCTCTCGTCCCGAAGCTGCACCACTGCGTCTTGGAGGCTCACCCCTTGGGCGCGCAGTTCCTTGATGCGGGACATCCTGACGAGCGGGTCACCGCGCAACGGTTTCAGGCCCCGGGCGATGCCTTCGAGCTGGGTCATCGCCCCCCGTAGCCGCTTGCGCATCTCCTTGCCGGCGGCGTCGCGGTCTTCCTCGCTGGCTTGGCCCCAGTTGTGCAGGACCCATTCCAGGTCAAGTGACTTCATTGACTACTCCTCCTCTACAGGGGGTGTTATGTGTGTTGCGTTGTTATGTTTCGAGGTCAGCAGGGGGGTCCGGAGATAACAACGAAACGGGGCTGTTGCGTTCTGAGGGCTCCGGGACCTGCGGAGATAACAACGCAACAGACATAACAGGGGTATAGAGGCCCCGTTCGGCCCGCCGGAGCCGGCCAGCGTCGGCGGCGCGGCTCAGGTAGACGCTGGCCTGCCGCGGGTCCAGGTCCAGGGCCTGGGCGACGTCGGCGCGGCGGACGCCCTCGGGGTGTTCGTAGGCGTACATGACGACGTCGAGCATCCGATCGGACACCCCGGACGTCGCCCGCATGGCCTGGGCCTTCTCCCGGGCGGCCTCC